CAGCAATCTAACTTTGATCTTACTGAATATTTGGATGACGATAAAGGAATCATCGGTAAGAGGATGGCAAAAGTATCTAGAGGTATTAAGTCAGGAATTAAAAGTGCAGATGACCTCTTCACTAGACTGTATCAAGCTGAAGATGATGTGTGGAAAATATTTGGATTCTTATCGGAGAGAAACAGATACATGAGAGCTGGTATTGATGCTGCTACAGCCAAGCAAATGGCTGCAAGAAACATCATAGCACTATATCCAAACTACAATGAGATACCTGGCTTTATAAGAGTTTTAGGTCGATCTCCATTTGTAGGTTCATTCGTTGCCTTCCAAGCTGAAGTTGTTCGTAACACTAAGAATGCTATTCAACTTGGTTTTCAAGAACTTGGTAGTGACAATCCTAACATAAGAAAGATAGGTGTGACTAGAGTTGCTGGAACTATTAGCACGTTTGCTTTAGTTGAATCTATGCAACTTGCTACCCTACAACTTTTAGGTAATATGGTTGGCTTTACAGGAGGTGAAGGTGAAGAACTTGAGGAAAGAATGATTAGGTTGATTCTTCCTGAGTGGGATTCATCAGGTAAATTAGCTACAGTTGAGAGAGGCGTGTTGGATAGTAGGCAGGCAGATGGGCAAGAAGAGGGTGATAAATACTTTGACTACATAAACTTCTCTAATACCTCTGGTGTTGGCTATATTAAAGATATAATGAGGTTGGCATTTACAGATATAGATTCTGAACTTGGTAAGCAGGAGTTTGATGATAGAGTTTTAAATATACTACAAGAAGTGTATAAGCCATTCCTAGGCGAGGAGATGACGTTAATTATATTTAGAGAAGCTCTTGATAATAGAGGTAATAAAGTCTATAATCCCACAGATGATTGGTATAAGAGGCTTGGTGATATTATGCTATACGCAGGAAAAAAGATTCAGCCTGGACTCACTAAGACAGCTGAGAGAAACATAGAAGCTAATTACGCTGAAGACTCTATATTAGTTCCTGAGTATGAGGCCTTAGCTATTCTTGGTATTAGGATTAGTAGAATAAACGTGAATAAAGCCTTGGCTATTAAGTCTAAGTTTTTACTCAGAGACATGGATGCTATGATGGGTAAAGGCGTTTTAAGTAGTAGAGCAAAAACCTTAGAGGCTTACAGGGAGAATGAAAAGTTTACAAAGTATGTGGATGAAATGGTTGACTTGTACTCTACAGCATTGTTTAATCAAGTTTCAGGTGTAGATGCCTTAAATATATTAAACAAAATAGGAGTACCTAAATCTATGAGGCAACTTGTAAGTGAGATGAGTATTAACAATTATGGAGAAGATTTATACAATGTTGATAAAACGTATGGTGAGGACGAATAAAATTTATTATATTTACACCTCAATCTTTCATAACTTAATTGTTTGTTTTGATTTTTTCGGTTAATTAAAGGAGGGGTGGTTCCCTCCTTTTCCTTTTAAATAACATTATGGAAATAGGTATAGGAATAATTAAAGGACTGCTTCTTGGTATTAGGAACTTCGAGGCAACTGAAGATGTACCATACAACGAGGTCCAACTATTTGTCGGACCTTTCTGTTTGTTTATTACTTGGGCTGATTAAGAGTCTGCTCCGTATGGGCATATAACCTTAAAGAATGACTCGTCTAAATCTTTTATCTTAGATGATATCTCCTTCCATCTTGCTTCACCATCTTCCCTAGTCTTTAAATCTAATGGAGTTCCTGTCCCCATGTTAGACCATATAATAGAGTTCTCATTTAGTAGTTTATCTATCTTAGCTCTAACCTTTTTGTTTGTGTGGTACGGACTTGTACCATCTTTTCTAGTCTTAGTCATTAGTATCCTGTTAGTAAGTTAAGTACATCATCAATAGCTTTATGCCTGTGGTTGTCTTCTAGTATAACCTTAAACACGTGCTTGCTATCTTTTATTTTATGAACATCATCTATGGCAGAGTTGAGTGACGATCCTAAATCTATTTGTTGGTTGTCACCACAGAATATCATTATAGAGTCTTTGCCTAGTCTACCTAATGCCATACGAAGCTGTGGCTTAGTTAAGTTCTGAAACTCATCAACTATAACGACAGCACTATCGAATGTTCTACCTCTAAAGTGAGCTAAAGAAACTAACTCAACTTCTTCATTCTCCACCATCTTAGCTATCTTCTCAGGCTTATTATATACCTTACGCATATTAGACATAATAGGCACAAGCCATGGCTCTAGCTTTTCTTTTTCATCACCAGGAAGGAAACCATTATCCTCTGTAGCTATAGTAGGTCTAGTAATGATAATCTTATTGTACTGCCTCTTGAAGAACATATCTAAAGCAACCTGAACAGCAAGCAGAGTCTTACCTGAGCCTGCCTTGCCTACAATAAAGCTGTAAGCGTGTTTTAATATATTCTCCTTTGCTCTTTTTTGCTCTTCAGATAAAGTTATGTTAAACTTTATATTCCCCTTGGGTTGCCTTTTAGATTTATTCTCCGTCATTAGCTGCCACAGTTTTCACAATCAGGGTCATCAATATTACATGCCTCTGGCTGCTCTTGTTCTTCTAGGTCTACTATCCAAGACTCAAACGCATTCTCTGTAGCTTCTTCAGATTTTTTCATTTGGCGTAAAGCCTCTTCTCTTTCTTTACTCATTTTTTTTCTTTTTAAAGTTACCTCTGCTTAGTATGGATTCTATTGTTTCGTTTACTTCTTTTTGATTCGATGGGATGTATACGTCTAAATCTTGATCTGTATCGTGTAGATACTTCAAGAACAATTTGAATCTCATACTAAACACAGGGGTTCTTAATCCTTTAGTTTCTATTATAAAGCCTTCGTCTAGGTTTATAAAGTCAGGAGTATAAGATATACTTCTTACATTACCTGTCATTTTCTTAAACACCTTCTTACCCTTAGTGGTTCCTTTGTCCATGAGGAGTCCCTCGAACTTGAATTTTGGTACAAGCTCGAAGGTCTTACCTTCATAAACGTGGGGGATTTTTGCTTTATTGAGTTGTCTGTAGCAGTAAAGTTCTAAGCCTGAGGCGAATGTAATTCCATCCTCAACGTGTTTCTTAGCTTTAGTTATCTGCTTACCTTTCTTTCTCTTGTATCGCATGAGGCTAAGATAAGGATTTATTTCTTACCTCTATTCCTAGCTCTGTTTTTTCCTTGAGGCTCTAATACTGTATTGCCTTTCTTAGTGTGAGATACATCTTTACCATCACCCTTCTTTCCTTTCTTCTTATTGATAGCATTAAGGAAAGCTCTGTAAAGTTTTCTAGATAAACTAGCACCGTACTTGGCGTTATATTCATCCTTCTTCTTTTTAGCTTCAGGGTTTTCTTGATAGTATTTAGCACTCTTACTTTTGCCTACCTTAGTTCCTGCTAATTTATTCCTTGCCATATTATATTATTTTATAACACGCAAGATACGAATTATTTATCTTCTTTTGGTTGTTCTGCCAAACCAAAGATATACTTTGCTATCTTCCCTGCATCTTTTAGCAAAGAAGCGACACTATTATTTGTTGATAATTTTGAAGCTATCTCTACAGATTTAGCTCTCATCTCGCAGTCAAACTTTAAGTATTTGTACTGTTGCTCTTGATCTTTTTTTTGTTTGTTCATGTCTAAAATTTAATTATAGTTAGTAAATCTAAGTCTATATAAAACAGGAGTTCCCTATCCCATATAGACCCTGGTCGTGGGTTCTTCATGCCACCCCACTCAACTGTGGCTTTTTTTATTTCCTTCATCCATATATAACCTATTCCATCCTTGAATCTCCAGGCTATACATAATGGTAGGTCTCTAGTTAATGCTTCTTTCTGACAATGTTGAATCTTCCTAACAGATGTTCTAACTCTCTGTATGTCTGACATATTAAGACTCATTGTTTTTATCTCACACAAAGATACGACATTCATTGTTTTGTTGTCTAGTATTTCTGCATCAACTGGAGCGTACTTACCTAACTGTTTAAAAGTCAAGTCCTTACCCTCAATAAGTATACGAAGAGTTTCCTCCTCCCTTACTCTATCGGATTCTTTCTCAAACCTAGGCTCTCTCCTCATTCCCACCCTCTTTAGATATATTCCATTGGTAGCTAAAGCTAGAGTCACTTGACTTAGAACCAATCTCTTCAAGATGTACCTGCAGGAGTATTAAGTATCCTGTAACATCCATTAAATCATTCTCACTTAAGTAGGTGTTAGAGTTCTTTATCCTGTTCAGCTTGTCATTTATTCTAGCTTGTATTGCGTAGGTTGGGTCCACATCAAATAGAACTCCCCTCTCGAATACTGAGTTACCATAACTATCGTTCTTCTCTAATAGTAGGTCTCTAATCTGATCTGCCTTAGCTTTAATTTTTTCTTTCATCTCTACCTTTTAGTTGTTTATATTCTTTTTTCTTTTCGCAAGCACAGTCTCGCTTGCATTTATTCTGTACCTCATCCGAAGATACCTCTGCAACACCTTTAAGGTCGTACCTTTCTTGATTGATATTCGGAGCATTCTTGAAATTATTCCAGACATCTCTTATTATTTTTATGATTAATGAAATACCTTGTATCATTATTAACTCTTAGAATTTATTCTAAACTCTATTAGCGTAGCTAATATAACTATCCCTAGCACAATATAAATACCTATCATAACTTACCTTTAACTTTTCCTCCTGGTCTTTTTATTATCCCACCAAGTCCATTATACTCTGAGACATCTTCCATCTCATTACCACAATTGCATATCATCTCAGGCCTTACAATATCTCCGTCTACAATCTTCATTGTAAACTTGGTTACATCGACCATGTTGTCGCATTTCTTACAGTACAGTTTCATCTTTATCTTTTTCTACGTTATCACGAATCATGTAAACCATATCAGTAATAGCATCGTTAAGTTGCTCTATAACACCTTGGTTATCTTTAAGCCAACTAGAGTCAATCTGCTTCTCATACCCACTGACATAATTGTGTAACAAGTTAAACTTCTTTTTTATAATACCACTATGAAGACCCTTCATATTGTGTAGCTGTTCGCTAAACGATTTGTATGTACCTAATAGTATTAGGAGGTCTATTTGTTCTTCTTTCTTTAAATTCATATCTTAATAAATATCGTTAGACATACATAGGTATACTGGGTTTTCTACCTTAGTTATTTTTACCTCAATCTCTTTTGAGGATTTGTGTAGGTTTTTTAATCTTTTTATATAGTTATCGTTGTTATTCAGCTTATCTACATCTAAATCTGAGAACACTGTTTCGTACTTATACTCAGACCACTTCTTAGCAGGCTTCCTAACTCCCTTAACGTAGCTTATAGTCCTCCATTTATAGTGAAGGATTCCAAAGTACATCTCTTTTCTCATAAGGTTATTATAGAGTTTAAGTGACTAACATTATCTTTCAAATCTTTAATCTTTGAGTTAGCTAATTCTAGCTGACATTTCAATATCCTGTTTTGTCTTTTAACTATATTTATTTCACTCTGATTATCTATAGGCTCCACATCCTCAAGAATAAAATTATTACCTAGACCACAACAGTCTATGGTCTTTTGAGCTACACCATACACCTCTGCATATTTCTTGTCTGTAATCATTAAAGACTCATGAATTCTCTCATAGTACATTATGGTAGCATGTGCTTTTTTACCTACAATATCAGCTATGGTTTGATATGGTATTGCTAGACTCTTTCTTATAGATGTGCACAAAGCTATATTAGTGTCAATCATGTGTCTATACCTGCTGCCTAAGTCTGATTTTTCTATCCCTCTGTAGTTAAATATATTCTTAATTAAAGAAGATATAATTCTTACATCCTCATTATCTAACTTTAAATGTGCTAATCTATCTATTAAAACTGAAGATGCACTTTCCTTTCTACATCTTCGCTTTTCAATCTTTCCTTTTGTGTTTTTCATGGTTTAAAATATTGCGTTTATAATCTCCTTTAAAGCGTAGTAAATAAATACTGCACCCATAATGATGTATAGTATATTAAAAAGAATCATTTGGTTTTGATGTTATAAAGTTTTGTTCGTAATCTTCTGGGTCTATAAACTTAGTGTATTCCTTTCTAAACTTAAGAGGTAGTGTTCCTGTACCTATATTCCTACCTTTAGCAAATATTAAATCCACTAAACCTTCTGTGCTATTGTTGTTATCGTCAGTCATAATACCATAATACTCAGGTCTATAAACTAACATCACTACATCTGCTGCTTGCTCTATCTCTCCTGACTCACGAAGGTCAGACAGGCTAGGTCTACAACCTTCCCTTCTTTCTACAGCCCTACTAAGCTGTGATAAAGCAACAATAGTCACGTTTAATTCTTTAGCTATATTCTTAAGTTCACGAGCAACTACAGCCACCTCTTGCTCTCTTGATGATCCTGCAGCCTTTACTAACTGAAGGTAGTCAACTAAAAAGAACTTAACATCTTTAGTAATTACATACTGCCTTATCTTATTTAATAAGTATCTAAGGGATGAATCTTTACACTCATCTACAAATAGAAGTGTGTTCTCTAATTTACCTATAGCTTTATTCACTCTAGTAAACTCATGACTCTCAAGTGTACCCTTCATTATGTACCTATTGTTAACTTCACTTTCTAGTGATACCAACCTTTGAAGTAGTTGAGTGTCTCCCATCTCGTATGAGAATACTGCTGCAGGAATACCTGATTTAGCACAGTTGTAGCAGAATGATAGCCCTAAAGATGTTTTACCCATAGATGATGCACCACCAATAATTATTAGGTCAGTCTCTTGCCAACCACCAGTGAATCTATCTACAGATTGAAATCCTGTTGTGAGGCCAACCATATTATCAGAATCCATTCTATACTTTATATCTTCGTATAATACCTTCAACTGTTTCTTTATGTCAGGCATGTCGCTTCCCCTAATCTCTGATATAGATTTCACCTCTGACTCCAGGAAGTCTAGCATATCAAATAAATCATCGCCTCTATCTATTCTTTTAGTCACAGACTCAGTTAAATTCTTTAGCCTTATCTTTTT